TGTGATACTGATAGGATAGCATGTCTTGGGTGGAAAGTGACCTAGTTTTCAATGAACCATCTGACCTATATTTAGGTTAGCACAAACAGATGGGGAAAAGGATACCAATGTAAATAAAAAAGAGAACAAATTACCTATCATTACAATAGAAACCGGTAGAAGTAGGAATAAAGAGCAAACAGCAAAGCTTGAAAAATTGTTAAAGGAAGGTTTTAATATTAATACAAAACCTTTAGGCGAGTTTGTATTTCTAGACAATGTGCTTTCTGGTTCTCAAAATAAAGAATGCAGGCAGATTTTTGTCTATAAAGATTATTATGAAGAATTAAAGAAATATATTTCCCTTGGGATAGAGCCCACAAAGTGTACTATATCTAAGAATCTTACCAGAAATGCTTTGACCACTACGGATGTATATTTAGTTCCAGTTGCGATGGATAAGCTAGGGATTTGCATTATTCCAGACTGCGAAGTTCCTGTATATGAAGATGTCCGCATGGTAAAACCTTACTCTCGTACTCCAGAGGAAGAAAAACAATATGAGGAATTAATGGCTTGGATTGAAGCGGAAAAAGAATATTCTAAAAAGGTCAAAGAAGTAAGTGAAGCGGTCAATTCCAAAGAATGTACGGTAGAGAAGAAACCAAAGGAAAACAGGCAAAAGGGAACATATAAGACAGTTAACCAGTGGAAAGAAGCTGGTCAGAAAGTAAAGGCGGAGGAGATTGAGAATCCAAAATCCAGAACTTATGTGGATACTAAATCGAAATATTACGCTTTGTATATAGAAGAGCAGACAGAAGAAATTTCAGAAGATGATACAAAAGAAATTCCGATTACAGAATGGTCAACAGGACTACAGCTTGGTACTGAAGAAAATCATGAATGTATGGAAAATGTATTCGATGGCATGGGATTGGTGAGCAAGGAATTAGGAGAAAAATTTAAGAATTACTTAGATGTACCTTATAAGATTACAGGTTACCAGCTAAGATTGCCCAGCGTGAAAGGGTTTTTTCCGTGTGTTGACTTTCATGATTACTATAAAAAGTATGGCATAGAGACCATTACTGATATTTGGGGCTAAACTCATGCTGTAGAAGATATAGATTTACTCATAACGGAGTCAACTTTCAAAGCAAAATTAAACGTAACCGGACTGAAAGAAGATGGTTCTGAAAAGAAAGAATGGTTATTTTCTTCCATAGATGATTATAAAGACCGATTAATAACATATGGCTATGATGTCATTGGCATCTCAAATTTTGCAAAACCCATGGCAGAACAATACAGACGAGCTACCTATCAATTGTGGTTGGCGCTTGGTGTGGATAGATGGGACATCCTTGCGTTTGCCAATGTACAGGGAAATATTATTCATAAGGTTTTAACCATTTACCGAAAAGAAGAATTGGACTGGGAAGATATCAAGTATATTATAAGTTTTTTAAATCTGATTCAGAAGGAAAATCCGGATACTAATCTAGAGAAGGAATGTGGAGATGCTATTAAAGCCATTCACATCAACAAAAAAATGGTATTCGATAGAAAAGTCATCAAAACCATTAAAGATGTAATAGAGAAAAAAATCAAGGATATGTATCTCGGTAGGATGTATATTAAAGGGAAATATATGTATGTCACACAGGACATTCTTGCCTTTTTAAGTTATGCAGGGGCAGCGGATAAGAATAGCTGGGAGTACATGGGATTTTTGAAAGAAAAAGAATGCTTTAGCGGTGGAAAAATTCTCGGCAGAACTGTGCTTGCAAGAAATCCTATCGTAAGTTATTCGGAAATTACAAATGTTAATTTTGTGGATTATTCAGGAAAAGATGCAGAGTTTATCAGAGGGATTAATAATATAGTGCAGCTACCCCTTGGGACAGAACCAGATAGACTCGGTGGACTGGATAAAGATGGGGATGAAGTTTTAGTTTTAGATACTGACTATAATTTAAAGGATATTCAAATTGAATTTTTGCAGAATTACAATTTTATATCTAAAAAAGAGGATAGTAAGAATTTCGGGAAAAACGTACTCGAAGTATTTAATCAGGAACTTCAGGGGCATTTTCTTCAAAAGTTTCCAGACAAAGAGGCGGTAACATTAGAGGACTATATTGTGCCTTCTTTGGTGCAAGTTAATGATGAGGATAAAGCTACTGCTGCTAGTGAAGAATGGAACACGGAGAACGTAATTGATTTTATATTATCGTCTGAAGATAAAACAGGGCAAATTACTGATATAGATACCCAAATTGAAAATGTGGCAAACGCAGAGGGGGATTTAGAAAAATATGCGTTGCCTATTGCTATTATGAAAGATTTGCAAGGCAAAATGATTGATGCAAGTAAAAGTGGGCTATTTGACCAGGTAGTTGTGCCTGAGATTATTCAGCGTCGATTCAATAAAAGACCACAATTTATGTTTTACAAAGATGGGAATAAGTACAACAAAGATGAGTCGGTTGAATCAGCATTAGATTTTTTGGCAAATAGAATGGAAAAATTTGAAGATTATGTGGAAAAGGTTATGGTGGATAAAACACAACATAAAATTCAAAGTCAGAATTTTCAAAATCTCTACAATTATTTGATGAATCCAGAATTGGATGGAGAAATCGTTCAAAAGACGATTGACGATTTGCAAGAGGTGTATGTCCATTTTATAGACAGGAATCGGAATTTAGCTATATTAAAAGGAAATATAAATCCATACTCAAGTGATGATAAATATAAACGTGAGCGTGAAATTGTAGATCAGAAGTTTAAAGAACTGTATGAGAAAACAAAAATGGAGTCTGAGGAGATTTGCAATTGCCCATCACTTTTGGCATCAGCTGCCGTTCGTATGACTTATATCAATTCAAAATTTAACAAACAAAATGAGAATTATTCTTTCTGTTGGATAGTAGCTTCGGAAGGTATTCTTCAGAATATCAAAATACACGAAGATAAAGAGAAGATTTATGTAGTTCGGGCAAATAAATCTGGTCAGGATGTCTTTGAATGGTTAGGCGAGTATTACAAGACACAGGTTTCTACAGGAGAGTATCCTCTAAATTTTGATGATGATAAAAATATGAGTATTCCAGAAGAATATTTGAAAAAAGAAAATGAAGAGCTTGCCGATGTTTCTAATTTTAACCTGACCATTATGGGGGTAGAAAAAGGAAGAACAGAAGAGATTGCTGCGGAGATGCTAGGAAATTCTTATCCTTTGTTTGAAAATGAAAAAGGGTGGATTGGTATTTTAGGCAATATGAGTATTAAGGAAAATGAAACATTATCCGCAGGCTTAGATTTGAGAAAATATATCGGGCATGATGTTAACATCAAAGAAATTACTACTGCTAAAAATTCTCAAAGTGTAATAAAAGTAGTTGTGTCTATAAAAGGTTCTTGATAGCGCCAGCGAAGCTGGCTTAGGGTGGACAACGCAGAAATAATGGTTGTTTAAACTATTTTAATATCAAGGAGGACATGAACTATGAAAAACGATACTATTGTAATTACCCAAGAAAGAATGGCAGGATGGCTAATGCTAAACCGTTTCCATAAAATTGGTGAGAAACCTGATTTGAAAGATGCCAGTAGAAAGATTTATATTTTTAAGGATTCCCCGGAACTTAGAGAAACTATGGCAAAGTATAATCAGTTTAAAGAAATTCTAAACTAAAAAGTCGGAAAAGCAAGGAGAGGAACTAATTTGAATAATGAAAAGATACAAATGTATATTATAAGGTCATTAAATATGACCAACTGGTTATGCAGTAAAGGGCATCGTATCCTGAAAGTTGAAGATAGCGAAATTGATTCAAGATTTAAGGTTTTCTTTTTTGCTGATACCAATAAACTGCACGAGACCATGGTTGAATTCCGCAGGGAGGTGTAATTTTATTGGCAAATAGCGAGCAAAAGAAACGACTGCGTGTAGCAAATGTAGTAGATAACTTTGAAATTGAACAATGGGAAGATGGAAGTATAATTACTATTTCCGCTGGAACTGGAACAGGCAAGAGTTATTTTGTAAAGAACACTTTATTCTCCTATGCTAAGGATGAAGGTAAAAAAATTTTAATGTTAATTCATAGAACTAATTGTGTAGATCAATTCAAAGCTGAGATAAAAAGAGATGGTAAAGAAAAATACATTGATATCATGACTTATCAAGCAATTGAATCAAGGGAATTACACCATTGTGGACTTGATATGAGCCAGTATAAATATATTGTATGCGATGAATTTCACTATTTTATTGGGGATGCCAGCTTTAATAAAACAACAGATATATCGTTTGAAAATATTATGAAACAGACTCACGCTACAAGAATATTTATGAGTGCTACAGGCGATAGCATGAAAAGGTATATGAATTCAGTCCGAAAAATAAATACTATTGATTACGAATTACCACTTGATTTTTCGTTTATTGACACTTTAACATTTTATAACAAAGATGATACTTTATATGCCTTTGCAGACGAAGCAATTCAGCGGAATCATAAAGCAATATTTTTTATTCAATCAGCTACAAAAGCTTATAAGCTTTATAAAAAATGCGAGAAATATTCTATGTTTGTTTGTGGTAAAAGTGATGATCATTATAATTGTGTGAATGTTGAAAAACTTAATACCATGTTAATAGAGGAAAAATTTAATGAGTTATTTTTGATTACTACAAGTTGCCTTGATGCAGGTGTAAATATAATTGATAAAGAACTGGGGCATATTGTAATTGATATAAAAGATATAGGGTCACTTATTCAGTGTATGGGAAGGAAAAGAATACAAGGTGAAGAAAAAATCCATGTCAATATCAAAACAATTAATAATCAACAAATAGGTGGACTTGAAACAAATACGAAAAAAAATATCCAGATGGCTGATTATTTACGAAAACATACTCTGAAAGAGTTTTTTGACAAATACCCAAGAGATCATGATAAGTCAAATATTATTTATGACGAATATACAGATAATGATAATTTTATTAAAAAAGTAAATGAACTTATGTACTTTAAACGTAAATTTGATATTGCAGAATATGAATTTATGAAAACATGGGGTAAGTTTGGGTATTGCAAATATTTGGCTAATAAGTTTGGATTTTATGATGAAGATAGCGATAGTTTTTCATATAGAACAATTAATGAGGATCACTCATTGATGACTTATCTAGATACAATGATTGGTAAAGTAATGTTAATGCGTCGAGATAGGATAGAATTAATTGAAAAAATTAATCTCCGTGGTGATGGAAGGCTACGTAAAAATTGTGAAGCTTTAAATATAGAACTTGCAACAAGAGAAATGAATTATAAGATTATAGAATTTGAAACGAGTCGGATGATTGATGGAAAAAAGAAGAAATATAAGAGTGCGTGGAGAGTAGAATATGTTTCTGTTTCTTAACTATTACCCCCGTAAAATGACGTTAACCTTTATATAAAGCTTGACAACAAAAAAGGGGGGTAAATTTCAATTTCTAATAAAACTGAAGATAAGAAGTATTGAAATGATTAAATGAATAAAATAATAATGCGCACTGAGGGGGTCTGGGGGTGGTAGTGCGAAAGAGTAATTCAGACGCTTGCGGCTGGATTACTTGGTAGCACCCCCAGTATTATAACATGTCAAAACAACTGTTTATCAGAAATGGTAAGCAGTTTTTTATTGCAATAAATCAAAAAAATAATTTTAAGGAGGACAAACAAATGGATCAATTTACAAACCAATTACTTATGCAAATGGTAATGGATACAATCAGAGTAGTAATGTTGGTTTATGCTTTAGGTATTCTAATTTTATTAGGAGAAGGTATGAATCGATTGGAGAAACTCATTGGGAAATTAATAGTGAGAGGTTGTAAGGCTATGTGGCGATTAGTTAAAAAGTTATTTAGCAGACCAGAAATTGCAGTTACAGCAGAACAAAATACGGAGGTATAATATTGGAATTCAAGAAGATTGAAATTAGCAGACTGATTCCAGCAGATTACAATCCAAGGAAGCAGCTGAAAGAAGGAGATGCAGAATATGAGAAGATAAAAAGGTCAATTGAAGAATTTGGCTATGTAGAACCAATTATTGTCAACGATGATATGACTATTATAGGTGGTCACCAGAGAGCCAAGGTATTGTCAGTATTAGGATTTGATGAGATTGATTGTGTTGTAATTTCTGTTGATAAGACCAAAGAGAAGGCTTTAAATATTGCACTGAATAAGATTACAGGTGAATGGGATACAGAGTCATTGGCAGTGCTGCTTAGTGAGTTGGATAAAGAAAGTTATAATATTGAACTTACTGGTTTTGATTGGGATGAAGCTGAGAAACTTCTTAAGACATTGGGGAAGGATGATAATTCGGCTGATGATGAATATGAGATGGAAATTCCAGAAAATCCAATTTCAAAACGTAGTGATGTATGGTTGTTGGGTAGGCATCGGCTAATGTGCGGAGATTCTACATTATCAGAGGATATCAAAGTATTAACGGAAGGTAAAACAGTGGAGATGGTATTTACAGATCCACCTTGGAATGTGAATTATGGTGCTACTGATCATCCGAGTTGGAAGTCTAGAACGATTCAAAATGATTGTATGAGTACAGAAGATTTCAAAGAGTTTATGGAAAAGTCCTTTGCTAGAATGGCAGAGGCAATGGTTGTAGGAGGTATGGCATATGTAGTAATGTCCGCTCAGGAATGGGGTTCTCTTATGCCAGCACTTGATGATAATGGATTTCACTGGTCATCCACAATTATATGGAATAAGGATAGATTGGTTCTGTCAAGAAAAGATTATCACACGAGATATGAGCCGATTTGGTATGGTTGGAAAGATGGTGCACCAAGAATACATCCACTTACTGATAGGCAGCAATGTGATGTGTGGGATATACCAAGACCTACCAAAAGTGAAGAACATCCAACCATGAAGCCTGTGGAATTGGTTCAAAGAGCCATTGAGAATAGTAGCAAACGTGGTAACTTCATTTTGGATCAGTTTGGTGGAAGTGGAACTACTTTGATTGCAAGTGAAAATGCAGGAAGAACTTGCTTCATGATGGAACTTGATCCGAAGTATGTGGATGTTATTGTAAACCGTTATATTAATAAGTTGGGGACATCTGAAGAAGTGTATTTACTTCGTGATGGTGTGAAAATTCCATATGCAGAATTAGAATTGGATGAAATTATAACAGGAAAGGATGGTGATGAAAATGGAAAATGATAAACTGACCAAATATGAAACGGACATTTTACCCCAGTTATCGGACATTAAAGAGTGGGTTATGCAAGGTGATTCGGTAAGGGTGATATGTAAGAAACTACATATATCTCCTGATACTTGGTACAGATATTGTAAAGATCACGAAAACCTATCGGAACTTGTTGATATGGGCAGGAGCGTGTTGAATAATGAAGTGGAAAAATCATTAATAAAGCTTTGCACCGGATATGAGTACGAGGAATTGAAGACAATCGTGGAAGAAGACAAGTCTGGGAAGAAGCACACAAAATTGGAGAAGTGCAAAAGACATCAACCTCCATCGGCAGCTGCAATCTCATTTTACTTGCGTAATCGTTGTCCTGAAGATTGGGCAGAGAAAAAAGAACTGGTGATTGATACCAGTCAGAATGAACAGGCAAGAAAAGATTTGTTTTTGGCGATGCTTCGGAATAATGAACCAGAGCCAGATGAAGATAATGTTGTGGATATTGCCCAAGAATAGTCATCACGGAGTTAGGGTTATGTCATGAGATTCCCTTGACTATTGTGCACTTTAGAGTGATTAATGTAGTACCAAGATAAGGAGGTACTGCATTATGAAGAATTTAGATGGATTTAAGAAATACCTTTTGAAATCCGAGTTCAGTATGAACACAATAAACTGTTATGAGAGAGATGTCAACGTATTTCTAAGCCAGCTGCATAAGGATATATTGGAACTGGATGAGTTTGATTTATTGGCATATAAGCAGGTGCTTTTGAAACAAGAAGTGTCGGTGAAGACCTTAAATCGTAAACTCGCCAGTATCAATACCTATTGCAGATATTTATATGAAGAAAAAGTGATAGACGGTGAATTGATGCATGTGAAGCTGATTAAGAATCGGGATAAGCCGGAATATAAGGGAGTACCGCAGGAGCAATTGCATCTGATACGAGACCAAGTATATCAATCAAAGAATCCAATGCATATTTGTATTCTGGAGACCCTTCTTGGAACTGGAATCCGAGTCAGCGAATTAGTGAATTTGAACTTGAGTGATATTGTATTCTTAGAGAAAGAGAATTATATTAGGATACTTGGTAAAGGTATGGTCAATCGAACCCTTCCTATGAACCAACAGGTGCAGATAGCTGTAAGGGATTATCTGAAAGTACGAAAGCAAACAGGATGTACAAGGTTATTGATAGGACAGCGTGGTGCCATTGGTAGAGGTGCGGTAGAGATTATCTTAAATAACTATGGGAAGAAGCTCGGAGTGGATATTACACCTCATATGCTTCGCCATAATGTTGGATATCAGTTGGTGAAGAAGAATACACCAATGACTACGATACAGCAGATATTGGGGCATGAGAGCATTTTAACTAGCATGCTCTATACCCAAACGACCGAGCAAGATAAGAAAGATGCATTGATGAATCTTAGCTGGTAATTGAATAGGAATAGCATGGCACTCTTGTTTACCATAGCGGTAGGCAGGGGTGCTTCTTTATGCCCAAAACGGGGCGGTAGCTGAAGCTGTGAAAATTTTTACAGTACATTTTATTGGAAAGGAGTGATTTATGGTTACAGAAGAATATAGACAGAATCAGTTGATGGGAAGTTATCTTGGAAAATATTTTGATGAAAAATCTATTTCAGAATTGGTGGAGAAGTTTTCATTTTCAGAAATACGAAGATTACTAGGGGAAATGGATATCGAGTTCTTTGCACTTTGTTATTTCCCAAAATACTTTGACAGAGAATTTGGAACCTTTCACAAAGAGCTATTCGCAGAATTGAAATATATGTTGGCTCACACTGGACTAATTGAAGCTTTTGGTCTCCCAAGGGAGCATGGCAAGAGCACAATCAATTCCTTTTTATTTCCACTGTATTCAACGTTATATAAGAAGTCGCAGTTCACATTGATAATATCAGCTACGGAGCAAATAGCATTACCGTTCCTTGATATGATAAAGGACGAATTGGAGAACAATCCATTATTATTGGAAGACTTCCATATTCAAAAGGGTAATCGATGGAATAACAATGAGATTTGGATTAAAGGTTCTAACCAGATTGATGCTTGCATTATGATTCGTGGAATTGATGGTTCTTTACGTGGTATTCACTTTAAGCAGCATAGACCACAACTCGTATTACTGGATGATTTATTAAAGGATGATACAGCGAAGTCGGAGACAAAACGTGAACAAGTAAAAAACACATTTACTGATGTTATTATTCCTATTGGTACAAAAAATACGAATATTCTTGTAGTTGGTACAGTCTTGCATGAAGAGGATTTAATGGCAGATTTGTTAAAGGGTAAAATACCAGGGGTTCGTAGTATTCGTAAGTCTGCAATTATTAGTTTCTCTGGTCGGGATGATATGTGGGGCGAGTGGGAACGGTTGTATAATAACTTAGAAGATAGTGATCGAATTCAAACATCTAAGGACTATTATGAAAAACATCAAGAGGAAATGCTAGAGGATACGGATATTCTGTGGAAAGAATATTTGGATTATTATTATCTGATGTGTAAGAAACAGGCGATGGGAGATAAATCATTCTTTAAGGAATTGCAGAATGACCCACGAAGTACGGATGATTATATCTTTCAGAATATTACGTTTTACGAGCAGTTACCCTTAATGTCAGAATTAGAAGTGGTGATGTATATTGATCCTGCAATTAAGGCGGGAAAGAGAAACGATTACTCGGCAGTAACCATATTGGGGAAACATAAAGTGACTGGGCAGATGTATGTGATTGAAGGCTCACTGTATAAGTTGTTACCAGATGATTTATTTGCAGAAGTGCTACGAAAGTTTGAATTCTATGATATCGATAATATTGGATTTGAAGCAACACAAGCACAGAGCTATATGAAGCAGAAGTTTGAAGAAACACTATGGAATCATCAAATCTATATTCCGGTAGAAGAGATACATTCCAAAGGTCAGAAACACGAAAGAATTATAACATTAGAGCCAGATATTAAAAGAGGATATATTCTCTTTAATCGAAATAATACGGCATATAACAATCAAGTCAAAGATTATAACAGAGGTGCAAAACATGATGATGCCCCCGATTCGTTATACGGAGCGGTGCAGTTAATTCAAGGAGTTCAGAAATTACAGTTTTATGACAGGAACTTGTTGTTTTAACTGAAAGGAAGTGAAGTTTTGCAGATAACTGAAGAAATAATATTATTGTGTCTGGAGGAATTGCAAAAGCAGATAAAAGATAAGAAGATATACAAAGATTATTACGATGGAGACCATGAAATACTGAATAATTATGATATGCAGGATAGCAGAAGCAATCAGAAATTAGTATTCAACTTTCCGAGGAAGTTCGTAGACAATGAGACGGGATATCTATTAGGGAAGCCGGTCAATTATGTATCCAAGTCTGATGACGATGAAATTGTCAAATGCATTGATGCCTATACTTCTTGCTGGGAGAAGGAACACAATATTACCCTTAGAAAATACAGTGAGATTTTTGGGGAAAGCTATGAGTTGAATTACATAGATAAGAACGGTGAGTTTTCGGCTACTGTTTTAACTCCAATGAATGCCTACGTATTGGATGATGGTACGGCAGATAAAAATGTAACACTTGCTATTCATAAGTTTAGCAAGGCATTTGAGGTTAATGAGTATCTGGATGTATATACGGACGCGATGATTTATCACTATCGTTTAGATGAAGAAAAGCTAGAGTATCTGGGAGAACATTCACATTTGTTTGAGAGAGTTCCAGTTATCGTCTGTAGCGCAAATACAGAAGCAAAGAGTGGATTCTATGATATTATCAGCTTGATAGATTCCTATAATGCATTGAATTCAGATTTGGTAAATGAAATTTCAGACCATAGGAACGCTTATCTCATTATTGAGAATGCTAAGATAGAGGAAGAAGATCTTTTGAAGATGAAGAAGATGGGCATTATCCAAGTTCCTAAGGGAGGGGCAGTCAAATGGATGATTAAGGACATCAATGATAATTTTGTCCAGAATGAACTCGATAATATTGAACGTAAGATTTATGACATGATGGATGAGGTGAACTTCAACGAAAACTGGGCATCTAATACATCTTCATTGGCATTAAGGAACAAATTGCTTAATTTAGAGAATAGGGTAGCGATTCGCGAGGCATTCATGGAGCGAGTGATTCGGGAACGTCTTAAGAACCTATTTCTTTATATAAAGAAACGGGAAGGCAAAGTATTTGATTACAAGGATATTGTAATCAAGTTCACAAGAAACCTACCAACCGACTTAACTGGACTTGCAGATGTTATCACCAAATTGAATGGGGTATGTTCGAAAGAAACATTACTGTCCTTGCTGCCATTTGTGGAAAGTCCAACACTAGAGTTACAGAAAATCAAAGTAGAAGATGCGTCAGTTGTATCTAAGGATGTTACTGGGGCAGAAGAATTGGAGGAAAAATAAGTATGATGTTAGAAGAGGTAAAAAAATTTTTAGAAAGCGAAGAAGGAAAAGCACCGGAGGTAAGTGATTTGCTTAGTTCCTATGCAACTTTAAGCCAAGAGAAGGTACAAAGTTATGTAGATACGGTACCAGAAGCAAAAGCATGGTTCGATTCCATTAAGGACAAGCATTTACAAAAGGGACTGGAGACATGGAAGTCAAATCATCTAGATTCTATGATTAATGATGAGATAAGGAAACGCTTTCCAGAAAAGAGTGAACAGGAACTGGAAGTGGAACGTCTCAAAGCAGAAATAGGCAAAATGAAGTCTGAAAAGGAACGAGAAAGTCTTACCAATAAGGCAATGCAGCTTGCAAGTGAGAGAAACCTACCAATTGATCTGGTAGGCTTTTTTATTGGGGAAAATGAGGAATTGACTTTGCAAAATCTCAAAGCATTTGAGACTACATTTCAAGGTGCGGTACAGAAGGCTCTGGAAGAAAGAATCAAAGGGAATGGCTATACACCGCCAAAAGCAAATGGAACTGTTGACACAGATTTAGAAAATTTATCAATGAATGATTATATTAAAGTCAGAAATCGTAAATAAGAAAGGGTAAGGTAAAAAAATTATGGGAAATACAATTTTAACACCACAAATCATTGCAAAGGAAGCTTTATTACAATTGAAAAATAACACAGTTATGTCAAATCTGGTTCATCGCGATTATACGAATGAATTCGTGGCAGGGGTAGGAAATACCGTAACAATCCGTAAACCGGCTACTTTTGAAGCAAAGGAATTTAACAGAACAATCGGAATTGAGATCCAGGATGCAACAGAAGGAGCAGAGAGCGTGGTTCTTGATAAGCTACTTGACGTTTCCTTTGAGGTGACAGCAGAACAACTTTCACTTGATATTGCAGATTTCAGCACCCAATTATTACAGCCTGCTATGCAGAGTTTTGCACAGAAGATTGATACCTATCTGTTAGGATTATATGATGACGTGGCAAATACCTATGGAACAGCAGGATCTACTCCGAATGATATCGGAGCAATTACTGGAGCAAGAAAAGTATTGAATGAGTCAAAGACTCCGTTTGATAATCGAAGTCTGGTAATTGATCCAAATGCAGAGAACAGTTTATTACAATTACCTACCTTCCATGAGGCAGATAAAGTAGGTGATGATGGAACTTCTTTGTCAGAGGCTTCTCTTGGCAGAAAGTTTGGATTTAATATATTCACTGATCAGAACGTGGTGACTCACACCGCAGGAACATTATCTGCTGGAAGTGGTAAGATTAAGCCAAAAGTTGCAACAACTAAGGGAGCAACCTCCATTACATTAAGTTCCACTACCTTAACCGGAACTGTTGTAGTTGGTGATGTGTTAACGATAAAGAATGCTTTCTATACGGTAACAGAAGCAGTTACCGCAGAGAACAATGAGATTACTGTGAAATTATCTCCTGCATTAAAGGAAGATATTGCAGTTACTGTTGAGATTACGGTAACTGGAAGTCATATTGCTAATCTGGCATTTCATAAGAATGCATTTGCATTGGTAACTAGACCGCTTGCACTTCCAAAAGGATTAAGCAGTGAGCAGAAAGCAATCGTCAATTATGATGGCTTTGGACTTCGTGTCATTTATGATTACAACAGCCAGTTCAAGAAGGATGTCATTTCCATTGATATGTTGTGTGGAGTGAAAACCTTAAATTCAGATTTAGCTTGCAGATTACTTGGATAACTTGGATTGATTATTGGGAGGGACTGTGGAATGCAGTCTCTTCCTATAGTAATGGAGGGACGATATGCTAGAGGTTTTGAAAATATTATTAGGATTAGAATCGGCAGATACATCAAAGGATGCATTGCTACAGTACTATTTGCAACAGGCAAGGATTATGGCGGAGGAGTTTTGCAATATAACGGAACTTCCAGAGCGATATGATTCTACGGTAATTAATCTTGCTTTTTATTTATACCGGAATCAGGATGTACTTGGGTATTCGCAGAAGACAGAAGGAGAACGAAGTATCAGCTTTACCAGTTCTGGAATACCAGATTATATTAAGGATGCTTTACCGAAGCCTAAAGTTGTGATTGGAGGTGCTTAATGTTTTATAATACGGAATGTTATGTGTTAGATAAGGATGAAGTGCAGATTGCCAAAATAATGATGGATTTACAGCCTTATGAAAAGACCATTCAATTTGAGGATGGTATAGAGATTGATATCACCGCAAGAGCCTTTTGTGATAAGAATACGAATATTACAGATACAGGTTATCTTAAAGTAGGAAATAGACAATACAAAATAATAAGTCTGAAAGAGTGGAGCAATTATCTCGAATGCTTCCTTTATTTATGTGAGTGTGATTGATATGAAACAGTTGAATAAGCAGTTTGACTTCTTTATAAAGGAATTCGGGCAGCATATTATGCTTACTGGCAATGCAAGATTAGCAATCATTTCAGATGCAAGCAGTAATCCCGATTTTCTAGATGATAAATTTATTAGAACAGCAGAAACATTTGATACAGGAAATGTGTTGGAATATCAGAATGAAAAATGGATGGTGGTCAGTCAGATTGTAAAGGATAAAAATACCTATAGGGCAAAGATACGTAGGGCTGATTGGCAGATAAAATATTATATAGGCAATACGTTGTGTCAAACATATTGCATTGTTGACAATATGCAAATCAATCTGGAGGAGGGGAAAATCATTACCACCTCAGCAGATGAAATGAAGCTGATTGTACAAAGCACCAATTGTAGTAGTCAGTTAGCAATTGATCAGCGGTTTCTTAAATTCGGAGCTGCATGGAAAATCACAGGCTTTGATAAAAGCAGAAGAGGGTTGATTATCATAGATGCCAAGAAGGATTTATTTGGTGATAATGATGACAAGGACAATGAAATAGCTGACCGATGGGCACATGAAACAAAGCATGTATATACGATTTCGATTACGGATGTCAGCCCGATTACTTTAGAAATCAACACATCCAGAAAATTAAATTATGCAGTATATGATAATGGAACTCTTATGACAACAGTTCCGGAAGTCATATTCGAAATGGAGAATAGGCAGATTGCTACCATTGATTCAGCTGGCAATATGACAGCAATATCGGTAGGCAATACAACCGTAACTTGTAAGCTAAAGAATACTCCATCGATAAGTGCAAGCTGCTCATTACAGGTAGTTAAAGAAATTGTCAAGGAATATACGATTACACTAACATATACTTCCACAGAACTTTATATTGGCGGATTGGCAAGAACATTTACAGCAAAAGTACTATATGGAGGTGTACAAGTCTCTGATAAAACGGTTCTATGGAATGTAACAAATACAAGTGGTGGTAGTGCTACTACAATGGTAACACTGACCGATAAGGGAAATAATAGCTGTACCTTATCTGCCAAGGATGAGTATGACTATATTGGCGAGAACGTTATCTTGACCGCTTATTTATCAGATGATAGTAATGTGAAAAATACAGTGACTTTAACATTAACAGTATATTAAGGAAAGGGGAAGGTAGATTTAATGCAGAAGCAACCCAGCTTAGAGTATTTATTAAGCGTTCATTATCTGAAAAAGATGAGAGAACAGGGGTTCATAACATATGAGGAGTACGATGAAATTGACCGTTTAAACCGAGTTACATTTGGTGCAGGTACACAAAGAAACAAGGTGGCTTAACGGTAAAGTTTGTGGGTTTTACGTGAAAAAAGGTGGCGGTAAGCGTTGACTTATTGCCACTGTAATTATAATGTGTACGTACCGTTAGGGAATATATTTTAAAGGAGCGCAATATATGGCGAAGAATGCAACAGCAAAAGTAGTGCAGGTATTACAACCTCAAGCTAAATTCGAAGTGATTGATGGAATTCCGGCGGAGGCAAAAAGAAAAGTGTGTGCGTATTGCAGGGTCAGCACGGATTCTGATGAGCAGATGGCAAGTTATGATGCACAAGTCAGCGAGTACCGAAAGAAAATAAATGAAAATCCAGACTGGACTATGGTGGATATCTATGCCGATGCCGGAATCAGCGGAACAAATGTAAAGCACAGAACACAGTTTAACCGCATGATTAGCGATTGTTATGAAGGCAAGATTGATTTAATCATCACGAAGTCCATTTCCAGATTTGCAAGGAATACGGTGGATTGTCTAGAACATGTGAGAAAGCTGAAATTAATCGGGGTTGAGATATATTTTGAAAAAGAAAATATCTATTCCTTCGATTCTAAAATGGAATTGGTCTTAACGATGCTTTCTTCCATCGCACAGGAAGAGTCCAGAAATATTTCAGAAAACAGCAAGTGGGGAATCAAGAAGCGATTCAAGGATGGAGTTGCCATTGTGAATTGCGAACGGTTTCTTGGATATGATAAGGATGAAACTGGACACCTAGTTATTAATGAAGAAGAAGCCAAAATTGTAAGAAGGATATTTAGGGAATATCTTGATGGCAAAGGATACACAACTATTGCTAGAGGACTTACCAGAGACAGAGTTCCGACCGCAGCAGGGAAAGATAAATGGTGGGATTCTACCGTAAGTGGCATCCTTCTGAATGAAAAATATATGGGGACATTGCTTTTGCAGAAGACGGTTACAGTGGATTACCTAACCCATAAGCGTGTTGATAATAAAAATATGGAACCTCAATATAAAGTAGAAAATAATCATGAACCAATTATCTCACCAGAAATGTGGGATATGGTGCAAAAGGAGCGAGAACGCAGATTTGCAATATCAGCAGGTAAGAATACGGACAGAACCAAATATACTGCTACATACGGATTTAGTGGAAAGCTAATCTGTGGTCAATGCGGTAATACCTTGAAGAGACGTCATTGGAATAGTGGAACACCTTCCGAAAGTATCGTATGGCAATGCAAAAGCTATATCGACCATGATGGAAACCGCTGTCCAAGTAAAGCAGTAAAAGATATGGAATTGAAAGAAGCCTTTATCCGACTATACAATGATATGGTCAAGGATAAGGGCTCTTTTTTTCGAAGTTTTTATAATAACGTGGAGAAGGTTATTGGGAAAAATTCGGTGTCGACTAATATTGATAAGCTGACAGCGGATATAAATACCTTTGAGAACGATTTGAGCGAACTGATACAGCTTAAGATAAGGCACCAGATTGATGATATATTCTACAATAAGGAATACCAGAGAATTCGATGCGACTTGGATGACTTGTCGGAGAAGAAGGAAAGCTTAAGGGAAGTGAATCTGAACAAGAATAAAATGCAGGAGAAACTGGATTATATCAAAAAGACCATCGGTGGGAATACAGAACCATTGCAGGAATTTGATGATGAGTTATTCAAGACGTTGGTGGAAAAGGTGATGGTCAAGGATGCCAAACATGTGGTGTTTGTATTTGAGGATGGATTGGAATTTGAAGCGGAGTTGGAGAAGGTGAATAAATAGGGATTGATTACTAAAGGAAGAGGCTGTAGCTTGGAAATATTCTGGCTATAGCCTTATTTTTTTGCCTAATGGAGTGTGAAATATATCTTTTGTGATATGATAAATAGTAAGATTATTTCAACTGATTGGAGTTAAAATAATAAATTTTGAAGAAGCAGGGTGTGGAAAAATATTGAAGTAGGAATTGTAGTCCGGAATACCTTTAAAAATAATGGTATAAGCATGTAAAAATTTGTTGAAGAAAATATTTAACTGATGATTTTGTTGTAGTTAACGGTTGAAAGATATATAATAGTAATACAACTAACAATAGTTTGTCAAATTATTTCTTTTATTTGACTATTAAGATATTTTTATTTACTCAAACTTCCCACCCGAAATTCGGGCATAACGCCTGAATAAACAATGGCTGGGATACAAACCAATTGATCAGTTGACTTT